GTGCAAAGCCAGCACTTGCAAAATCGTTCATGATGATTTCACCGATCTTAGGTTGGCGATCTTGGCTTTGAGTTCTTCGGGCATCACAAAACCAGTATCGATGTCTTGAGGTGGTGGATTGCCCCATGCCTCATTGACGTTGCCGTATACGGGTTGTTCCGCTTTGGCTTTGGATTTGGCTGGACGGGCAGCCTTGGCTTGATCACCCTTGATCCACTGCACCAACTTGCCAATGCGCTGGTTGTCGGTGAGGTGGTGGGTTTCGTAGTGGGGTACGAATGTGACCAAGGTTTGATTGAGTTGCTCTTGAGTGACTGGTTGGGCACCGCTTGCCTTGAGCATGTCGTTGAGCGTTTTCAGGTCAGGCGCAAACACACCCGCGTTAGTGTGTGTTTTATTAATAGATGACGATGACGATGAAGGGCATTGCTCAAGCATGGTTTTAGCATCGGTTTTTGCATGCTCAAGCATTGCTTGTGCATTGCTTGTGCATTGCTCAGATGATGCACTTGCATTGCTGGATTGATCGCCAGCAACAACCTTTTTACCCCAACGTGCTTCGGCAGCTTTTACCGCACGCTCAGACTTTTCCTTTTTGTTCTCTGTAGCTGCATCACGCAAGCCATCGAGATAAGTGCTGATCCACTGCCCTTCGATCACGTCAAACACGCCACACGACAACAGTGCAGCGCGATATTTTTTAACCTTGCTTGCAGCCAAGCGAGTGATGCTTGCAATCACCTGTGCATCGTCTGGAATTGCGCCAGAACGCCAGTAATCCAGCATCAGCAAGTTGAGTGCGCCGATCTGCTCGGTGTTAAGCCGTGTGGTGTTGGCGAGCATGTCGCCAACGTACACAGGCATCCAAATACCTACGTCTTTTGACATCACTCACCCCCGTCCATATCAAGATCGCTGTAGTACAGATCAAGTTCTGTGTCCTGAGATGCGACACGACGCACCGCCGCATGGCAGCAGGTGTCGTCGGTGTGGTTTGGGCAGCACTGCTGCTTGGTGACTGGGCACAAGTGACAAGCGCGGTCGGTGCAGATTGCGCAGATTTGGGCGTTGGTCATGACTGCACCTCCGCCAAATAAAACTGCGCTGGCTTGTTGTTGCCCAAGGGACGAGCCTGTACTAGTACGCCGGCTGCGCACATGTGCTGCAAAACGCGCTGAACTGTGCGGACGCTGACTTCACGGCCTGTTGATTTAATCGCCGCGCGTGCATCTTTGACTGTGATGTGATTGCGTGTCGCAAATAGACGAGTGATGGCGACAACGCCTTTGATCGTCTCGGTTATTCCATAATTTCCGTTATTCATTTTTTGCTCTCCCCAAACGACATAGACGGACGATCTTTTTGGTCAAAGCTGGCAATGGCGCATGACACAAAGCCAAGGCCGCATGAGTTAGCCCAGAAAAGATCGCTGTCGTCCTCATATAGCTCAAGCGGCTCAGATGGACTTGGCTCCAAGTCGATTGGTTTTTGTTGTGAGGTGGTCATACCGCACCCCCAACAGCACAGCCCAGCCCAAACACAGCGATCAATGCCAGCAGATGCAGCACGAACCACCAAAAACCATCTTCGTCACCGTTACGATCTGGGTGCATCAGCTCCTCATTAAGTTCTTGGATGACCGCGGCATTTTGAGCAACGACCCATTGCGCGGTAGGTTGGCCACAGGCAGTGCACAGCGCGTCAACGACAGGCTGATGATTGGCTTCGGCAACCGCTTCGATCTTCAGCTTTTCGACAAGCGAAATTGTGGAGTCCAATAGGGTCGATGGGTCGGCGCTAGGGATTGGTGGCACGCTAAATGTGGGTTCTGTAGGGGTGATCGGTGCGCATGGAATCAGTAAAAACGGATCAGCTTTTTCAGTGACACGACCGTTTTTTTTGCCCTCATGCCACTGCATCAGTTCTTCGTAATCAAAAAATACGGCGGCTTGTTTTTGGCACGCAACCAACTTGTCAGCCAGTTTTTGGGCATCGGTCAGTGGCGGTTTGCGGCAGTTTGCGAAGGTCTGGGCAACTTCGAATGCGTCAGACTCGGCGCGATCCATTGCAAGCTGCTCGACTTGTTCCAGTGTTGCCGGTGCGTGGTTGTGGGTTGTGATAGTTGGTTTCATTGGTCGCACTCCTTTGCGGTATTTGCGTATTCAGCAATCAGTCCTTTTTTGTCGTCGAACCATTCGCCATGCACTCGGAACTCAGAGAATTTGCGATGCAGTTCGCACTCAATATCTGAATCAATGATCAGGAGTGTTTTTAGGATTGCGCCGGATTGTGTGGACAGGGTGCGGATTCGCTTGTCTGGATCGAAGCTTTTGCCGATCTTGATTAACTGGGTAAGCGGATGGCGCACGATGTAGGTTTTGCTAACTTGGCGATCCTCTCTCTCGAAAAGACCCGCTCTTTTTTCATCGACAGTGCCGTCTTGGTTGTACCCAAAAGCAATTGCGCCAAGCTCTATAAGGCGTACCTGAGCTTGTGACGGCAGAGCATCAACAAACTTGTCAATGATCGGGTGCATGGTCATCGGTGACGTTTTCTGCATTCCAGCAAAGTATTCTTGAGTGGCGTTGCATCCAAGATCCTCAGCGGTTGCGACAGAAACAACAGTCACAACACACTGCTCCTCAAAGGTCAGTTGCTCTTTGTTCTCAAGTTTCTTGATGCACCGTTCCATTGCTGCAATCAGGACTTTGCCATCATCAATCCTGCGGTTTAGGTCTGCTACGTCATGCGCTTCATTAATTGGCATATTCATTACGCTACCTCCTCCAGCCCCAGCAATTCAGGCTGAATCTGCTTGATCAGTTCGTGAATGCCGTTGCGCAGCGCAGGCTTAATGATCTGACCTTGTAGACGCAGACCGCGACCGTGAAAGCTGGCCTGCTCACTTGCCGCCTGATATGCGGTTTCAGCACGGGCAAGCTGTAAAAACAGATCGTTGTTTTTGAATTGCAGCATGTCGGCCATTTGGTTAAAGGCTTCGATGTACTGAATTTTCCAGTCCATCGCGTCCTCGCCGTTAAAGCCCATTGCCAGAAGTGAAAAGCCGTCGCGGGTAATTTGGTAATGTTTCGTCTTGCGATTAACATTACCTAACTTATTGATTTCGACGGTTAATCCAAAATTGGATTTGAAAAACCCTGCATTTTTGCAGGTCTTTTCGATGGTGCGCTTGACGTTGTCATGGCGCTTTTCGACGACGACAGCAATTTGCTTGCTTGTCATGGTCTGCGATTGACTTGCACTGATGATTGTGTTCATCGTATGATTCCTTTGCTTTATGGCTTCATAGCCGTTGTGTGAATCTCAGACCGCGAATCTGAGAGCAGAAACCCGTTAGGTTTGCGCCTAACGGGTTTTTTGTTGTCCAAAAACATCTGGGCGCAAAACATGAGCTGGAACACCAGACATTTCGGACAGTTTCATAACTCGCTCAGCTGGGACTTGGTTCTTGTAAGTCCAGCGATAAACAGCAATTCGGTTGATGTCGAAAGCGCGCGCTACCGCGATTGCACCACCAGCCTTGTTAACTGCTTCTTTTGTTACGTTCATCACAAAAGTCCGTTTGTTGTCTAACGATTAACATCATAGTTGTACCATGATTAACTTTCAAGTGTTAACCTTTAAGCAACATCGTAATTCGACAAGCGGCACTGAAATGACTGAAGTCGTCACTGAAATGACTGAAGTCGTCACTATGGGCAAACGCCTAAAGCAATGCAGAACTGAAAAAGGGTTTACCCTTCAAAATGTTGCTGATTGGTTTGGGATAAACCGAGCGTCTGTATCGAACTGGGAAAACGCGAAGAAGGCGCGGCAAGAATCCTTGAGATGGCACGCGCCAGCTAGCACAATAGCTACTACCCTACCAAAAGCCCGCCTAGCGCGGGTTTTTTGTTGTCTGAATGTATCATGTTAATTCTTGATCAACAAATTTAACAAACAAAAGTTAACCAACTCTTGACCTAATGTTGCTTATTGATTAACATCAAATCTCACACAACATGGCCTCGCAAGCCAACGGCCTAGCAGCCAAAGGAGCAAACATGAACATCAAAGTCAACGCACTACTCAGTGCAATCACAGACGAAACCATCGTCAAGCGTTACGCCCCACAATTCCCTGAGTTCAAACTCGATCCACAGGGCGAAGTCACCATCGACGGCAACACCGTCACATTCAGCCTTGTGCCAAGCAATACCGTCTGTGATGGCGTGTACGGCGAAGATGCTGCAATTTTCTGCCAAATGTTTGTCAAAGAAGGCAAAGAGTTTATTGAACCAGCGCATGAGTTTGATCGTGGCGGTTGGGCATGGTTCTACGAGCCTGACGGTCGCCTGTGTGAGATCACCGATTCTCAATTCGTTCCGGTCGTCAACGGCACATTGTTCGGCCTGACCGAACACCAAGCCGAACAGATCACCGTCGCACTGTACGACACCACACAACACTAATAGGGACAAGCCCCGAAAGGGGCAACGGAGGAATGATCATGACAACAGTCAGAGAATATTTCAATTGGCGCGAAAATGGCGGCGGACAAGACTGCGATCAAGATATGGCAGGAATTGCTGCTTGCTTTGCCAATCATTGCGTTAATCAGTACAGCGAGCAGTTGTTTGCCCGCATCGCTGAGTTGGAAGCGGCGCTAAGCGAAGCTCGTTCGTGGATTGGCGACGGCGAAGACTCAATCTGCTCTTTTGCATACCCAAAACAATGCAGCAGCGATTACGTCGAGATGGTCAATCGCGTCGATGTTGTCTTGGGAAAAGGGGATGCGGCATGAACATCCACACCATCGCACGACGCGCCGCCGCTCAAATGCACGATGACCAATTTGATGTGGTCACTCGCCGCGCTGCAACGCAATTCAACCAATCCAAGCCTACCCGTGTGTTTTTGGGTTGGGTTGTCTACATGTTCGCCGCCATCGTGATGATGGCTGTTTGTCAAAAAGTTTGGGGAGTTTGAGAGATGGAATTACAGACCGTTCAACAAGGGCAAGTTGTTGCCGCACAGCCCGAAGCCACCACATTGATCGCTGTGATCAGCCGCGTAGCCACCGACCCTAATTGTGATTTGGACAAGATGGAGCGCCTACTCAACATGCAAGAGCGCGTCATGGCAAAGCAAGCCGAACAAGCGTTTAACGCAGCAATGGCAGCCATGCAAGCCGAAATCCCAAGCATTGCCGAGCGCGGCACAGGCCATAACATCAAGTACGCCACGCTTGAAGATATTCTCGATACCGTGCGCCCGATCATGCACAAGTATGGCTTTGCTGTATCGTTTCGTATTTCACAGGTTGATCGCGTTACCGTCACTGGCGTGCTGATGCACAAAGACGGCCACCGCGAAGAAACCAGCATGACATTGGCGGCTGATACGTCTGGCAGCAAAAACGCCGTGCAAGCGATTGGCTCAAGTGTCAGTTATGGTAAGCGGTATGTACTGTGCGCCATGTTGAACATTGCCACCCGTGGCGAAGATGATAACGGCTATGCGGCAACACCACACACACCAGTCACCGACACACAAGCCAAGCAACTGAAAAACCTGTACGACCGCATGAAGCCCGAAGACCAAGAGCGTGTATTCACGATGTTTGGTGATGTGACCGAGCTTGATCGTGGTCAATTCGACAAGGCACACGCTGCCATGACCAATATTTTGAAGGGATACAAAAATGCCAATCCTGCATGACGTTATGCAGGGCTCGCCCGAGTGGTTCGCCGCCCGGGCTGGCATCGTGACCTGCTCAGAACTGCAATGCTTACTGGTCAAAGGCAAAGATGCAAGCGGCTTTGGTGTCGAAGCCTTGACCTACATGTTCAAGATTATTGGCGAGCGCATGACAGGCGAGCCTGTCGAGCAATTCAGCAACCAGCACACCGAACGCGGACACGCCCTAGAGCCTGTAGCGCGTGAACTGTACGAGATGGCAACGGGCAACAGTGGCAAGCTGTGCGGTTTTATGACCAATCACGGCATTGGCTACAGCCCTGATCTGTTGGTGGGTAGTGATGGCTTGGGTGAGATCAAAACCAAACTACCCCACATCCAAGCCAAAGTGCTGTATCAAAACCAAATCCCCGATGAACACATGGCGCAAATCATTGGCGGCTTGTGGATCAGTGAGCGTGAGTGGTTGGATTTTGTGTCGTACTGCCCTGGTATGCCCCTGTTCGTCAAGCGCGTACACCGCGACGAAACCCAAATCGCCAACCTCGCCCAACTGGTTGAACGGTTTTATGTCGAGCTTGAGCGTCGTATGGCGGTAATTATGGGGAATGCAGCATGCGCCTAAACGACCACCACCAAAACGGGCTATTTAGCCCGTTTGACTCACTGCCGATCATGGTCAGCGTGTTTATCGCACTTATGGCTGTTTTGGTGCTGTATTACCACCCGTTTTTTGGATAACCCACCGCCCCCGTGTGGGGCAACTGAGGATGATGAGATGAGAGATGTTCGTGGTATCTACAACGCAGTCGTGGTGCTCGCTGACGCTGGGCGACTAGACCTAGCGCAAGAAGTTTTTGATCTTGCTGACGAGCAGCGCGTGCCTGTTGAGATCAAAGGCGGCACGCATCTGGCGCGACTAGCGGCTGAGGATGCAATTGAGCAAGCCATCGCCAAAGCGAAGGGAGAGAAGGTATGAACATCGAGCAGCTAAAAGAAAAAACCGCATACAACGGCATGCCGCAAGTGTGGCAGCGCGGATTTAATGTTGCTGTGCGCGAAATGCAGGCCGAAATCGAAAAGCTCAAGGCCGAAAACGAGCGGTTGAAAGCAAGCCATGCGCGATATGAAACGCTGCGCAGGCTCAACGTAGTGCAGTTTAAGCACCTGTATACAAAGGCGCTGCAAAGCCCGATCACGTTTGATGAATTGGTGGATATGTTGGGAGAAACCAAATGAAACTCCTCACCGCAAGCCTTGAGGGCAAGGCGCTGGATTGGGCGTTAAACCACGCCCTCATGCTAGAGCATGGATTTGTCCCCGAAATTGCGGGGGCGTTGGGAAAGCCAAGCGAAATGTACAACCACGCAGACCCTGCTGTTTGCATGCTGCTAACACACAAAATGAACATCATGCAGCAAGCCAACGATGGTAGTTGGCGCGTTGCATCATCTTGTGTAAAGGGCAAGAAACACAAAGCGCATGGCAAAACCCTTGAACAAGCCGTCGCCCGTTGCGTCGTTGCGATGCGACTCGGGGAGGAGGTGGATGAGTTGTGTGGGGAGCAAAAACCACACAAGCCAACAGAGCCGCAATGCTTGTATGACCAGCACGGCGGCGATCTTGAAGATGAATTGGCGATTAGTTGAGGTGGCGGCATGAATGAAATCAAAACAATATTAGCAGGACAGCTATTGGCTGCAATGGCGCTTGCCACGACCGAATCAGCACCGCTAGAGCCGTACCCAATGCGACACATTGCACTGCCCAAACCCAAAACCCCAGACCCTGAGCGGCAAGCAAAGGCTCAAGCTAAAAGGGAGCGGAAGGCGGCGAAGCGCATCAACAATTACGCAAAAGGCGAGTTGGGCAACGCTCCTATCTTTATGGCTAAGCGCAAATACGAGTACATGAGCAAGCCGTGTGACTGTGATGTGTGTACGGCTGAACAACGGAAGGAGGGTGTGTGATGGATAGCTGTGAACTACACAATGCAATATGCGAACTGATGAACACGGTAAAGACGGATACTCGCCCGTGCATTGTTACTGTGACCCGTGCAGCTTACGGCAAGCCGTCAATG